CGGCTTTTTAAATTTGGGAGACCAAATGGTAGTATGATATTAAAATTATATCAAAGAAATTGTATTCTTTAATAAGCGAGTTGACATAACACAGAGTTATGCTCAACACCTTTAACTACATCACTGTAGCTTATAGTTTTTGACAAAGAAAATAACTTTGCCGTCCCGACAACATCAGGAGGTAATAGACCTCGATCATGTCTATCTACTTTTGTATCGAATCCAGGAACTATTTCTTTCCCCTTCATCAATACTCTCAGAATGTTATCTTTTTCACGAGAAGTATGGCCAACCAAGAGTTCCACAACTTGTTTCATCTTGTCATAGTACTCAAGATTAGAGCTCAAACTTTTAGCCCTTCTAATTCCAGAGATCAACATTTTTGCAGTGACCACTCTTCCATCACTAATTTCAATCGGCTCTTCATAGAAGTTATTTTCTATTTTACAAACATTATTTATAGCTTCAACCTCTTTTTTACTCATATTAAGTATATTCTTACTTGGAGGTAGTTCGAGACCAATTGTGGATGCACTTAAAATATCAAGTGCTCCTTTCCTCTCATCAGAGCGGATAGTACCATCTCTAGGTAACAGTTCACGATTAAGGTATTTAATGTAATCATTGCTAGCATTTAAATTAATGCCTAGATCACTACCGTGTAGCCGTCTTTTATCTTGCTTCCTAGAAAAAGGGACTTTACAGCGGTATATTATACCATCAACATAACTTGGCAATCCTAGACCACCATCTTTCACACTAGTTTGTAAAAATTTTCTATGTAATGGTTCAGTAATCCAACCCCGATGTATTGTTCTTGAGAAGTAGGTTACACAATTAGCACAAATCAAATCACCCATCCTAGTACGAAGACCACGTCTCACTAGCACTGAAATCTGTTCCCAGATTGCTTGGGATCTGGCAATACCATCTCGATTAGCTTCACTTTCCCAATTCCCATTAATAAACGTGCCTAAACTCCGGCATAAACTTCCTAATACAGTACCATCAGGATTATACATTAATCGAAGATACTCACCTTTACCCTTATCCTGCATCAATTTCTGCCGATTAGCCTCTAAATTATGTTCTGTAGCAAATATACTATAGAGATAATTATCAGCTGTACTCTTCATGCATTGTATAATATCATCTCCTGTCCTGAAAGTAGATATAACAGGCGCATAACGGTACAACTTTTTATAACTACGCTCTACTATCTTCATATAGACACGATTTAGTATGGTGTTGATTATAGTAGTACCTCTATTACCACTAAACATACCTGAAGTTACTTCTACCCTATTATTTTTTGTATAATATACACTTTTTAAGAAGCTTTTTGCTATCCAATCACAAACCTGGATGTAATCAGATTTACCATCGCACCTTAGACTCTTTTCATACCATGATTTCATAACCATGTGAAGATCGTACATAGTTTCCAATGCATGTTGAGCGTTAAAATCACTAAAATCGAAACAATTAATATTTCTTCCTTTTTTCGCCCACTTTTGCCTAGTTAGAATGTCTTCTAATCCTTGTCCTATTTTCTCTTTAAGACGCATATCATCAGCTTTGAAAGCCCTTTCAACCGGTTCACAGATATAGCTGTGTAGATAATAATGATCTAGATCCACTCCGAAGATAGCACGAGTTTTGGCAAGCTCATTACCCTTAGTGTGCCCATAGGCCAACTGTACTGGCGATCTTTTCAGCATATTAGTCACCTCACTATATGTCATCTTTTCACTATAGGACCTTTTATTAGCATGTAGATCTCCAGAATTTACCGTCTCTTGTGCCAATTTGGTCCCTGTAATAGAATCAAGGACTTTACCTCTTTTGGTAGCTGCTCCAGAAACCACCCACTCATGTCTTCTTCTAAATCTGTTTTCTAGAGTTTCACCTCTTGGCACTTTCATCTTTTTAAATATGTTCTTCATCTCAGCAATGGCCAATTTTCTTGCTAAGCTTCGGGACCAAGTCTTACCGTCCCAGGCCACTATGGGTTTTTTAACTGCTGTCCTCTTATCTTTTTCTTTTTCCCAGTCGACTTCTTTCCCTAGCCGACCGTAAAGTAAGTGCAAGTACATAAATCTGCTCTGATTTCGTGTACCAATATTCTCTCCATCATAAGTAGAATTAGCCCTAATCTCTTGATGTGCTACATTAAAATGTTCTATCCAATGTCTTGTACAAGTACCCAATATTTTTAACTTATGTATCAGAGCATAAGCCTCACCATCATGGTCAACCATGAAACAAAAAATTAAAATTGCCACTATGAGGTGGTTCCTGTCTCCAACTCTATTTAACAAAATTCTTTTAATTAACATCCACTCATACTTGCAATAGATATTCTGGTACAACATCTTCACTAAACTGCCCAAATCCATATTTGTTTTTTGAGCACCAATATTGTTATAGAAAGGAAAAACTTTATTTAATTTTGACCAGGATGAATCAGATACATGTTGGCCCAATTGATTTGGTAGAATTTGAACATACTCCTTCCCCAATCTTTGTTCAGGTAAGATTTCATCGCCCATCTTACACTCATCAACACAACTAGCTCCTCCACAGCGAAAGTCTCTGGCTTTCATAGAACATCCAAGCCCTTTACATCCTTCTGGATTAAAGAAGCCAACACTTTTATTCTCACAATACTTCTTTGGTATCTGGAGATCAGGAAAGAGTAAACTATACCATATCCTCATATAAACACTATCGAACATATTCATAGCATACAGTTTTTCTAAACACTCCCAAGTCGCTCTTCTATTCATTATTCGTTTGAATAGATAAATCCACTTCGGGCAAATATCTCTGCATCCATATCTTGCTTCTTCACTGTTATCTTTATACTCTGAGATCTCCATTTTACTGTACTTCTTTAAGTCGTACACACTTCGTCTAGCTTTAAGAACAACTTCAAGATCTATATGTGGGTTTTTTAGTACATTTTTCACGTAATCAACACTTTTAGCATACTCTACTAATAATGGTATTTCTTCTTTCTTCAAATCTTCCATTGCTAATTTTTTAGCCTCACCAATCTTATTAGGACCCAGACCAGTAATAGAAGTAACACCACTAGCAGTATGAGTATTTTTACTATTAATTTTGTCTAAAGTCTTAAGATTATTGAAAGTCTTGCCTTTCCCATAAGACATTGTTTTAAGTGTCGTAATACTATTGCGTATATAATCGTCTACACATCCTAATTTATCGACGATTACCTCTTCTTCATTTTCTTTCCCTACATCTTTTGTACCGTCTGGGGCGAAGCGTACAATTCTATGTTTTCCTTCTGCACTCTTTTTACTATCATGAAATTGCTCTATTTTGAATTTTTCTGTAATTAATAACTTGTTACTGTCTTCAATTAAGCTCATTCTTTTTTTGCTAACAGCAAGATCACCTCTGACAGCAGGCCCTGAAATGTATGGCACCCAATGATCACCACCATTATTTTCAACATAAACTATACCTACTGTACCCTTGTAAGCTATTCCGTATTCAACCATCTTACCAGACTTGCCTTTATATAGCACAGTAACATCCATAATCTTTCCGATTGCACATAAATGCCCAATTTGCCACCACTCACCACTTAGATGGTCTAATCCTATCTCACGCTCGACAGCCGCTCGTATTTTACTAATAGTGTTAAGATGTGGTGGAAATTTAATATTACTAGAACCCAAAACAGCAGAAGCCACGTATGCCTGTATTCCACAAGCACCCTCTACATTATCCATAAATGCTTTTATCTCTCCACTATCTACACTAACCCTAGTAAGCTCACTTCTCTTCCATATTCGAGAAGCACTAGATAATAATTCAGTAGATGATGGTAAAATGGAATCATGATAGGAATCTATACTGTGATACCTGTCTCTGAGATCCTGAACATTCTTATTTTTTACAACATAGTCATATTTGTCAGATTTCCCCTTATCAACTATGCCTCTCAGCATAGTAGCCTCAGCCTGCAATTTCTCTGCAATATGCCCATGGCCACTATCCTGAGTATCACTTACAACTTCAGAATCATCACCTAGAAATTGGTTTGATAACATGGCTTTACTCTCATTATCTTTATTCTCATCAGAATATTCCTGGTAACGATAAGCACGACTAGTATTCCCGTCGAACAAATCTTTTAACGTAGTTTCCCATTCAGCATCATCATCAACAGGTTTACTGTAAGTTGGGACCTCACCCATGCTAAAGAATACTCGCCATAATCTCAAGCGAGACGGCTCTCCTCTTATTGAGTGTAACCATACACTCTTATCACGATTATTTACAGCTAGGGCAGTACGATCAGTCTGACTCTTAGGCTTCACGTTCCACTTTTTACTTATATCTATAGAATCGTTTCCAAAGTTAAGCATATTTAAAAGGTCTACTGTATTTCTATCATCAATATACCTATTGCCACTTTTCTCTGTTCCGTGGTAAATAGTACTTTTCCTCATTGCTGCGCACCAACTGCCAGTGATAGGCTGATTAACTAACATCCGACCTAGCGTACTATTATCAACACCCATCATGCAAATAGCAATCCATTGTCGGAAAGCAGTTCCTCCTCTCATCTGTCTTAGCGTGAACAAATCATAGCCACTTATTAACTTGAAGAGGTTAAGGATAGTTGCATCCTGTCGGTGTCGATATTGTAACAATCTAGACATAACAAAATTCTTGTCGAAAGAAGAAACTCTTAACGTATTTCTCTCGTGTAGTGCCCCTTCACAGAAAGTCATAACACTAGATCTCAAAGTTTCAAATAGTAGCCTTTCGCTAAAATAACATTCGAAAGCACTTTCGTCTCTGATCTTCCCGAAATGGTCTTGTCCTATACTATTAACGTCAATAAACATATTACAAAGATCAGTAACATGGAACATCTTAGGCAAACATAAACTTAATCCACTCTCAAGCATATAAGGCACCACTCTTATATTATTCAATGCCTCATTTAATTGTTGATGTAATGAAAGGCTATCTACGTAGTACATTATATATGACTTTATCAAGGTCTTATCACCTACCCACTGTGGACGATAAACTACATTATCATAATCAAAATCAAATTGCGAAATAACTAAAATATTCTTATCGAATTGGATATCCAAATCATCATAAACACTAACTAGACTGGGGCGTTTTGTATCTCTAACAGTATATAAACTTTTCCCACTCTGCCCACAACATAATAAGAAGTGGTGCATATCCTGATTACGTTCGGCACAAAATACATGTGCCGTATTTCTAGCACGTGAATATGTTACGTAACTAGTTATGTCCGTAGCACAATCATACATATTACTAGTGATCATAAACCTACCAGATGGTGTTAGTTGGAATGCTTCTCCAACTACATTCGAAAAATAATATCGTAACATATTCGTTAAATAGGCTATGTGATTATCACCAGCATCACCAAAACCGGCCATTCCTCTTAACATCGTGTACACACTATGAGGATCTTTTCCTCCGTACTGAGTTAGGACTTGTTTGTGTTTTGAAGAAAGCTCACTCCTATTACGACTGACTTCTAAAAATTCTTCAGTCAAGTGGCATTCATACTTATCTCCCATGCCACAACAGGGTAGAACCATCTCCCTTCCAAGTGAAGGGCGGAATACGCTGTACTCCTTCTTCTCACACAAATAGTCATCTTTAATATATAAAGGAACATTACCAGGTCCGAATCTAAAATCAGACTGTAAAGTAAAACCTAAATCTTTATCTCCATTAACCGGAATTAATGTCAAGAATTCAGGGACGACATCAATTATTTTCTTAAAATGGGGCAAATCCATAACATTAGATAAATTCCCACAATCATACGAATCTTTTGTTTTGTATTCATCATCGCAGTCATATCTATCATCATCCATATTTGTCGCCATTTCTAAAGCTTGTTCCCATCCTAAGGATGAGCAACTCTCATCTAACAGTAAAGAATTTTCCACTCTACTATATCCTTCTATCTTTACCTCTCCTCCAATTTTACTATTATTTTTTGTATTTTCAAATTTTTCTGTAATTTTGATATTATTTTCTTTTTTCTCGTTTTTATCATTATTTATTTTTTCTAATTTTTTATTATTATTGTTAACATCCATACCATTTTCATTAAACGCACTATTATTTTCATTTTTTTGTTCATCCGAAATCGGATTAGTTTTTATTTTTTCATCTAATTTAATTGCAACGTCACCAACATATAAATCTTTTCCAATTATTTTTCGCTCAGCATTAGGACTTGCTGGGCCGGAGGCGCTCTCCGATTCGACTCTCTTGATTTTTCTCTCAGCATTGAGATTTGCTGGGCCGGAGGCGCTCTCCGATTCGATTGAGTTAGTCTTAGTATTATTCATACCGCCCGGTTTCCCGCGACAGACTGTTCAGATGTTCTCTTAGAATTGTTATAGCAGGCAGTCGTTTAATCTTTAGCAGCCATCTGCTATCGACACACTCTACCGGACCCGAAAATGACCAATTTTCTTTGGGTTCTCCCGCATGTGTTAGCTCAAATATTCTTTACAAATATTGTCACCCCCTCTTATAACAGAGGGAACTACTACAACTTTTTCTTAAGGTATGAGTCTACCCTTAAGACATCAAGTATAAAATGCTTTTAAACTTTTTCAATCTTTT